TCACGATTGAGTCGTTTTTTACCGGAGAGTCTCTTGATTGAGACCGAAGGTGAAAACGCTATCCATGAATTCATTCATGAGTGGCGGAAAGAGATATCAATTGTGATGAGAAACTTGCCAGACAGTCTTACTCCCAGGTTTGGGAAAGGCTCCACGTATGGTGATAGAGGTCAGTTAATAACTGTTCCGGACAAAATGTCCACCTCACCTACCGTCACGGCCGAGTGCCGGTGCCTGTTGCCCTTGTGGCAAGAAAGCGCCTGGTACAGAGCACTCCAGGATTCACGCCCCTGGTTTAGTGACCCTTCGACGATTCGCGGAAACAGGTTTTCAACAGTGCCCAAGACCGGTTTGACCGATCGAGGAATCTGCATCGAACCTAGCATCAACCTTTCTTACCAACTCGATGTTGGTCGGTTGTTGAAGAATCGTCTGAAGTTAATAGGAATCGATTTGAAATCGGGTCAACATGTCCATAGAGAGCGCGCGCAAGCGGCTTCCTTCATGAACTCTGATGCTACGATCGATATGAGCAATGCTAGCGACACACTGTGTCGTGTCCTGCCGAAGTTGGTACTCCGAACCGACTGGCATGAATTGCTCGATTCCTTACGCTCGCCTATGACTGAAATTGACGGTTCCTGGGTTCGTCTAGAAAAATTCTCCTCAATGGGGAATGGATTTACGTTCGAGCTTGAGACGTTAATTTTCGTAACGCTAGCGCGTCTGATCGTCGCCCGCGAGGGCGGTGATCAGCAACGTGTCCTCTGTTATGGTGATGACTTGATAGTGCCTAAAAGCCACTATCGTTCTGTTATCGCCGCGTTAGAGTTTTTTGGGTTCACTCCTAATAAACGCAAGACGTTTTCAGATGGCCCGTTTAGGGAAAGTTGCGGGGGAGATTACTGGAATGGTATACCCGTGAGGGCCCATTTCATAGAGGATCTCCCAAATGAACCGCATCAATGGATTAGCTTGGCTAACGGACTTCGGAGGGTGGGTTTTTCAGACCCTAACAATCCTGGTCGTTTTCTGTATCTTCGGCGCGCTTGGCAGCGCTGCTTGGATGCTTTACCAAGTCATATCCGCAGGCTTAGAGGTCCTGAAACTCTAGGTGATCTTTGTGTCCACGACACTGAAGATCATTGGGAGCTTACTCGCGATGACAGGGGGAACCCTGCTGTCCGTGTATGGAGACCTATCCCAGAAGTTCTGCAATGGAACAACTGGTCACCTGCTGTGCATTTTGCAAGTGCACTATTTGGCTTACCTTCGACCGGTGTAACCCCCAGGGGGGGTGTGAGCGGTTATAAGGA